CTCATTAGTGTAGAACAAACGTAGTGTTGCATTAGCCGCTTTTTGTTTGTCAGCCCTATTTAACTCCTTTTTAGTAACCGCTTGACGGAGTCTCGCGTTTTCATCCGATATTTTGTCTTCTATTTTTTTTCTGTCTTTCCTTTCTAGTCTGTCTATCTTGCCGAACTCGTAAGCCTCTTCTGCCCTTTGCTCGGCACTGATTTCTCTTTTTTCTCTGGCTGTCGCGCGTATTTCTTCAACTTCTAATTGTTTTATCTGTTGTATACGAGCAGTTGTCTGTGCTGCACCTGCAAGATCACCACGAGCCTGTTGAATTTTTGCGAGTTTAAGCAAGTCTTCAACTTTAGTAAGATCAAGTTGACTCATCCCTGCCTGTAGTCTTTCCTCTATTGAGGCTCTATTCGTTGCTCTTTCCATTGCAGTGGCATCAGGCTTACCCGATACACTAGCCATTAAACCACGGGCACCACTCTGTAGCCCTTTCGCGGCTTGTTGTGCCAGTGCTATTTGCTGCGCCTGTGGTGACATGTTAGGGTCAATGCCTCTACTGGGGATGCCCGTTAGTAAACCTGCTATATCTGTTCTAGCCATTATTCAATACCTTATGTTTTATTAGGATCGTTGGGGAAGTTATCCAAAATATCTACTGTGCCATCTCCATCGCTATCTTTATTCACTTCATTTAAAGATTCTTGACTAGAAGCTGAAGGTGTTCCAAACATAGAAACTCCTGTGTTTGCTCCCCAAAGAGATCCGAAAGTATCTTCAATAGCTTTAATCCAAGAAGGAGTACTTCCTTCACCCATACCTAAAGCACCTAGCATACCAGAAGATCCTAGTGTGCTGGGGTCTATTCCTAACTGCTGTGCAATAAGCATTTCTTGTATACTAGGTTGTGACCCTGTAAGAGCGCCTAACAAACCCTGCTGTTGAATCTGCTCTAATGCATTAGCCTGCCTACTTCCTTCCAGCAAACCCTCAATACCTGACTGACCTAGTTGCGCTAACAGTGTCGCACCTTGCATCTGTCCTCTAGATGCTGTTTGTCCAGTAACGTCAGCACCGCTTAACAACTCCAAGGCTCTTTGCTGAGGAGCGTAGGCTTGTCCTAACAACAGTCCTCCAGCTTCTAAGGCTCGCTGCTGTTCACCTAAAGCTGTTTCTCTAGCTGACAGACTCGCACGAGCCATTGCTTCTTGTCGGGCTTGTTCTTGAGCAAGCAACTCAGAGGACGTACCGCCAAAAGTAGAAGACTGTAATCCTCTACGTCCTTGAGATAAAGCTAAGTCTTGTACAGCTTGTCTTTGCCGTTCTTCTTCAGGTAGCTGTGTTGCTCTAATTGACTCATATATTTCTGACTGAGCAATAGCCGGATCTTGTCTTGCTTGATCAAAGAAACCACTTGCTCTTTCTAGCAAAGTATTTTGAATCGCCTGCTCTTCAGGGGATAAATTAATGCTAAACCCGCCAGTTGGGTCGGTTGCTACATTAGCCATGCTACCTGTAACAGTAAAAGGTCTAAACTCAGAAGCTGTTTGTGCTTGTTGTCCCAACTGTCCAAGCATTTGTAGACTTTGTCTACCCATGTTGTAAGCGTTTTGAATACCTTGTTGACCTGTATAGTAACTACCTGCAGCACCTAGCGCATCTCCAAAGTTTCCTGACAGCAAACCTCCTAAACCCGCCATCCAATAAGGAAGATTAGAATCTGAGGGTTGATTAGATTGTGCTTGACCCATCGCTGTGTCGTACCAGTTACCTGCGTTACCCTGTGTCTGAGTAGTAGCGGTAGTGCCCTGTGGCTGAGCCGTCCCACCTTGTATGTACTGACTATAGTAACTATCAAATTCAGGATTTTGTGCTCGTAACTGACTCACACTGACTCGTCCTAAGTCCTCCATGCCTGCAATACCACCAATAGTACCTTGAACAGTGTTAGTAACTGGATCATAATCAGAATAGCTAGCGGTTCCAATAGAGTAGTTAAAAGGAGAAACCCCTTCTGCTGTTGCTTGTTGAGGATTAACCATACCTACCTGCGGGTTTACGTTACCCAAATAAGGGTTTTGTTCTGGCATTATATTCTCCTAGTTACTTAGCCACCCAGCCAGTATTACCTGAGCCGGATTCTTTTACATATAAAGAAGTACCTGCACCACCATCAGTTCTCATGTACAATGAGCCGACAGCTGCTGACAATGTACCTTCAGGTGTACCGCTTCCTGAGTTAATTGTGGACGTTGTATTGTTTACTTTTAGGTCATTGTATATAACGACGCCATCATCTACTCTAAGTTCTTCATTACCTTGCACAATAATAGAAAAAGCCGCACCAACACCACCTATTTTAACAGGCGTAAACCCTGAGTTATCTTTAAATTCAACAAAAGCGCCAGATAACTGTTCAGTACTTGTGTTTTCGATTTGAAAAATAGTACCTGCTGTTGTGTCATTAACACTACTGTACTTTAAAATACCTGAGCCTGAGTCTTTAAATACAGTATCGCTTCCGTTATGGAATATTTCAAAATCAGAAGAAGTGCCAAACAAAGCTTTAACATTATCATTGAAGATAACATCTCCAGTAAAGGTAGTGCCGGATGCTGTAACGTAAGACGAAAGATCAGGAGGGGTGTAAGTGAACACACCGTTAGTGTTATTGTAAGCTAGGTTAGCTGTGCCAGCAGATTCAACTGTAGCAGAAAGATCAGTTAAGGATATTCCTCCACCAACGGCAGACTGTGCAACCCAAGAGAATGACCCATCGCCATCAGATGCTAATAGCTGACCAGACGTTCCGTCACCTGATACATTAAGCTGTGTCGCGCCAATGCCATTATCGGTTACATTAAGAGTTGCAGAGCCGCTAGTAGCACTACCTGACAGGGCAGTCCCAGCTACAACCGCAGTCAAATACGTTGATAGATCAGGCGGGGTGTAAGTGAACACACCGTTAGTGTTGTTATAAGTTAGACTTGTTGTGCCTGCTGCTGCGACTGTAGCAGAGAAGGAAGTAAGTTCAGTTTTAGTAGCAGAGTGAGTAGCAAGGTTATTAAACTCTACATCAAAGTCTGCACCTTTTACTTTCTTAGCCGCTGATCCCGGGGCTAAAGAATCTTTTGCTAAGAAGTCTGTAGTTTTTACATAATTAGACATTTATATTAATCTCCCTAGTAGAGCATGTATGTCGATTTTTTGAATTGAAAAAGGCTCAGAGGTAATATCTGCTTCAATGCCTATTGTAACTACAGAACCACTACCTGTAGTATTTAACTTAGGAGTTGTTATACTAATTCCTGACGAATATTCAGCATCCGTATTATACTCACTTACAGTAAACTCCGCAGGGGATGCCTCTTGATCTGCACTACCTACTAAAGCTTGTTTTTTAAAAGAAGTAGTATAATCATAACCCCAGTTTAAAGTTACTGGTGTAGTCGTGCTACCAATAATTGTTACATTAAAGGTTTTTAAAAACTTTAAATTAGCAGGGCTTTGAAAATCCAGCGGGTTACTGAAATAATCTAAACTATAAACATTACCATTATCTAAGTACCCAGAGTAATTAACAATCTCTTGATTCTTACCCATGTACACAGACCCATCAGCTAGTTGTGTTAAAGCAGTAGGAGTATTGGCTGACCAAGTAGTTATACGGTGAGCACCTGATTCATCTAAGGGGCCACGCATATCTACACAATATGTAATCCCTGTTTCTTTTAAAGCTAAAAGATAAAAGGCTTCATCTGCACTATATACAGAATCAATACTACCTGTAGAAGACGCTAGTTCAGAGGAAACATAACCAGTTAAATCATTACGAACATTTTTACTAATGTCTCGCAAGGGCATTGACTTTTCTTGAATAGTCCTGCCAAAGCTACGTATTCCTGTTTCTGACAAAAAGATAATATCATTACCTGTTTGTTGGATAGAGTCCCTAGAGATGCAGCCTACACCCTCTACAGTATCGTGTAGTTTAAACACAGGGCCAGCGACATTGATCATAGAAGCGCCTTCATATACAAGGATAGAACGCTTACCAAAGATAACTAGAAAACTATTATAAGCAGCTAAGCCGACAATCTCGTCAAAGCCTGTAGGCCATACTGATGTCAGGTCTAAAGAACCTGCACCTCCTGAGTGCCAGTTATCTACATCAAGTGTTTTACTGTAGTAAATTGTATATTTATTATCAGTAATGTCTGCGGCCCAGAGTCTACCAAAAGCGCCTAGTACTTCGTTAGCTGAAGGGCCGGTGTGAGAACTATCAGTCAACACTTCAAGAGTGGTGCTGCCTGCGTTAGACTTTAAAGGCTGATGTCCACGCTGGAAAAATAAAGCATTGTTATTAAAAGTAATTATTTTCCAGTTGTTTGCTGTAATAGTATAACCAGCAGGAAGAGTTACTTCTGAAAGCAATGTAGTGCCTGTAAATATTTTATTATTGCCAGCAGAAAAAACAGTAATACTTCCGTCTCTATCTACAAACTCGTGAATAGCTTCTATTTCACTGCTGCCTAAAACAGATGCTCCATTTGTAGAAATATTAACATAACCTTTTCGAGCGCCAATACGACCATACTGATCAATAACACAGTTGTTGGCAATAGAAGCGAATGACGGGTTAAGACCTATAGGAGAATCTTGAGTGTTTAAACCCAAGAAACCCGGTGCTGCTACTGTAATATTTTGTAAAGGCTGAGCCATTAGCAAGTAGTCCAAATAGTATCTTCAGGATGTTTAGCTGCGTCATAAGCGACAGCGTCAGCTAGTGTATTGTCTGCTATAGCAAACAACTCTGCGGAACTAACACCGCCCGTTTCTCCACGTTCTCTTGCAGCCATAGCGGTAGCAAGTTGAACAACTGCTGGCGAAGGTACAGTTAACTTATCGTTATTCTCTGTAAACGGCTGTGTTCTTTGTATCACATTAAATCGTATTTCGTACAACCCGTTAGGTTTAGGGTATAAGTCTATACCTGTGTCGCCGTTGTCATCTACTCCGTTAAAAGAATAATACTTCGGAGAACCTTTAGGTACTTCTGTATTTAAAAAGGCATTGTTAAACCAATGGGCTGTCTTGTAGTTTAAAAAATAATTAGACGTATCGTTAACAACATCTAAGATAGTTATATTATTTTTAGAATCTGTTAAGTTGTAGTGGAAAATATTGTCAGTTGTACTGACTGTTAAAGTGTTTCGTAAAGCAGACCAGTTCCAAGCATCTTCTACTTGAACTTTAGCATCATTAACAAACTCGCCAATAAGTTTTGAATAAGAATTATCAGAGACGTTTGTAACTTCGTCTTCTCTCAGTCTGCGTAAAACAGAATTAACAAGTTGTAAGTAAGTCATGGGTATTCCTATTATCCTATTGTACTAGGAGGTAGTGTGAAATCATTTGTAGTTCTCTCGAATAAATCTAATTCTTCGTAGGGGGTAATTGCTGTTTTAAATTTAAAAGGGCTTGTATCAAAGAGCGAATCTGTAGTTCTAGTAGGCGAAGGACGTGAAAGTAACATACTACCAGCACTGGCTAACATCCCACCCTGTTCTCCTAACACATTTGATTTAATTAGATCTTCTAAACCACTTAAGTCTGGATCACCTATATCAGGAAGTACTTCTCTAACAGCTTCATCAATAGCCTCTGCTACTTCTTTGATAGGTTGCAAAACTTCATCATCAACAGTACTACCTGTTTCTCTAATTACATCTTCTGTAGCACTACCTACTTCTCTAATTACATCTTCTACACCACCTAAGTCTGGCCCGTCTATATCAGGAAGTGCTTCTCTAACAGCTTCATCAATAGCGCTTGCTACATCGTTGATAGGTTGCAAGACTTCATCATCAATAGTACTACCTACTTCTCTAATTACATCTTCTGTAGCAGAACCTAACTCTCGAACTTCTTCAGGTATTAACTCTTTTACAGGTTGTAGAATATTATCGTCAAGAGAACTACCGATTGTTCTTACAACATTAAGAAGACCTCCTGCATGTTCTTCAACAAAATCACGCAAAGGTTCAAGAACATTAAGGCTTCCACCTTCTTTTATATATTCTACAAAGCCGTCTCTCAAAGCATCTTCAATGTCTCCACCAGAAGCAGCTACTTCAATAGATTTAATTAAACCAGATTGTACATCGTTAGCATTAATATTTAATTGACTAGCAATGGCTTCAGTACTTGTACCTATTGTTGCAAGACCTGCATTTAAAATATCTTGACCAAACAAAGCTGTAGCTGCTGATGCTAAATCTTTAGTACCCGCAGCATTAAGAAGACCAACAGATTGTGCGTAACTTAAAGAGCCTAAACCTCGGCCCGCAAGAGCCGCCGCTTCTGCAGCCTGACCTGCTGCTGCTGCTGCTGTCTCTGACAAGCCTGAAGCTAAGGCGTTTTGTGTAGCTTGAGCAGCAGTGTTAGCGGCTTCAGCGGCATCAACAGGTGCTACTAAATTGCCTGAAATTTGTAAACCGCTAGTTATAGCACTAGCATAATCCGCTGCATGTAAAGTCTCTCCCGTTGCTGCTCTCATAGCTGTATTAACTAAACCAACTGCTGGAACAAACGCACTTAGTATATTTACAAGAGGGTTATTAAAAGCACTTTCTCTAGGTTGTTTAATAGTACTATAAGTACCCGGCTGACCTAGTACTACCCACTCTTCGCCTTGACCTGCGTTACCATGTATTTGATTATTGGCATTCATATTACCGGGAGTAAAGTAATAAACAACACCGTCACGTTCTTGTGTTAAAGGTATTTCATTATTTATAACATACTCAGCAAGTTTTGTACCTTGTGCTTTATCTCCAACATCAGTAGGGCCAGCGAAACCCATTCTAGCAAAATCACCCGGATCATAGTTATTATAATTATAAACGGAATCTGTCTGTTCTCGTTGGGCTTGTGTTTGATTAAACGTATCTAAATAATTAGTAAAGGCTAAGTCAGGGTTTTCCCACTGTGCAGCCTCTCCATAATCTTGTTCTTTAACTGTACTTGAGAAGTAACGCTCATTAGAACGCTCTCCTGTACCTTGTATATATAAGCTAGTTTCTTGTCCTAATGTACCACTAGATACTAAACCAGCTGCTAGTTCTTGTTCTTTAGGTTCTGTAGATTGTGTAGGTGCGACAGACTGCTGAAATTGATCAGGTTGTTTAGATTGTTCACTAAGGAAAGGGTCTGAAGCTTGAGCAGTAAAAGGGCTAGACTCTATTGTACTTTCTTGAATTAAAGAAAGAGGGCCCTCAGCTAAACGCCGGGATTGTATATTGTTGTTTATACTTGTATTTAAAGAACGATTAGCTGCACCCATTATTTATCTCTCTGTACGCCTTTAGTTTTTTCAACAGTTCGCATAGCGCCTAGTCCTAACATGCCCATCAATACTGGCATCATTTCTGACAAAGCTACAAGGGGAATGACAATTGTAGAACTGGATAAAGCCAACGCAAAATTAGCCAACGGTATAATAATAAAGTTCCCTGCCATACCAGCCACACATACCCAGCCAACAGCTGGCCTCCAACCTGCGACAAACATATTCTTATGAGCAGCTTCAACCTTGTTAACTTCAAGCTGACCCTTAGCAAGTTCTTGAGCGTGACGTTCAGCCATCGTAGCCAATTCATAAGCGATGGCATTTTTCTTGTCTTTATCCTCTATAAATTTATCTAAAAGACCTGTTACTGGTTCTATTAAAGATGTCAATATACTCATATTATACACTATTTTTGTCTATTTGTCAAGAGGTTTTCCCAGTATTCTTTGAACAGTGGGTGATTCATATATCCTAATACCTAACCATATAATAGTAAATAAAGAAGCTGTTGGAGGTAGCCATGCAACTAATGCCATTAAAGTAGTTGAAGCCGCCATTATATCTATTGTATCCTTAGTTGCACTATCCATGAGTAAGACCTACAATTATGTTATATATACTATAAGTAGCTGCTATTAAACATACAATAGCTACTACCTGAACGCTATTCCAAAAGAATGCCTTGCGCTTCCTAGCCTGTAAATACACAGTACGTTCCCTTTGTTCTTTAATCTTGCGTCTGAGTGCCACCAGTTCTTTATAGCCCTCTGGGCCGTAGGTGTACATCAGCAGTTCTCTGAGTTCTGCTTCCTGTTGCTTGATCTTTTTTTCGTGCGCGTATATCTCCATTGCTTCCTGCTCAACACTTTTAGAAGCAATAATTCGTTTGAAGAGAGGCGGGTTTTCTGCCCTGCGCTTATGCTCATTGAGATCAGCAACGGCTCCGTACCACCGACCCAACTGAGAGAGAGTATCTTCTACTCCCTTCCCAGCCTTAACCATGCGCTGTATAGTGCCAAAAGCATTGGTCGCTATACTAATCGCTGTTATCGGGTCGATCATTCAGAAGCCCTTCTATTCACTCAGATGCTGCACGAATGTCTTTAGCAATTCCTTCGACAGCAGTTGCAGAGCCTTTGCCTATACCCTTAGCGGTATCGGTAACCATAGTCTGTGCTGAGTCTACAGTGCTGGCCAGAATCTCTTGCGATCCATCTACTGCGCCATTAAATGTGTTACATCCCATAAGGGCTAGTGTTGCTAGTGCTAATAAGTATTTCATTTTATTTTCCTTTAAGGCGCTGTAGGCCAGGTTACGTTAGTTGGGAAATCTGTTTGTGTTGAGATGTCTCGCAATGCTGTGCGGTATGTAGCCCAAGAAGCCTTTGTGCTGTCGTCTAACGGACTGTCAGGCATCTGTGTCCAGTCGCATTCTGAAAGCAACTCATCACGATCAAGCCTTACTACCTTAGCTTCTGACTCTATTTCGTCTGCGGTCAAGCTTCTAACTGTCCAGCCTAAAGTCCACACACCATCTATCAATGTAGGCGCATCATTGCTTACTGCTTTTTCATCGTGAGCAGCAGAGGGCTTAGGGCTTACAGTTACACTATAAACACCGTAGTCAGACAGGTCTAAATCCGCTATTGCATCAGGGAAAGATGTGCCTGGGTTGTCTTGCTTTAATTGTCTTGTGCTGTACGGAAAAGTATCTACAGCGTCATTTACTATTTTTACTAACATGCTCTATTCCTTTTAATTAAGATGCTATCCCGCCCAACACAAAGTGGCCGCCATTAAACACAGTGGATGTGCCTACAATTGTATCAGCAAGTGTTACGTTATTGGGGTCAGAATAATCATATACATATATAGAGGAGTCTTCCGATCTAGCTTTGGCAAAAAGCAATTCCCGCGCTGGGTCTACTGCCAAGCTCCTAGAGTTTCCTCCACCAAGATTAACTTCAGAAATAGTGTCTGTAATACTCATAGATGAAGTATTGCTATAATCTACAACCGATAAGCTGTCTAAACATAAACAAAAAAGTAACTCTTTACTTGGGTCAGTTGCCAATACAGTCGGTTGATTTAAGTTTGTCGCGTCAGAAAGGTTACTAATAACCGATAAACTTGCAACATTTGATGTATCTATAACAGCAACCCTATCATTAGCAAAGTGACCAGTAAAAACAAGATCGTTTGTAGTATCTATTGCCAAGCCTCCAGCGGTGGCCATGTTAGTGCTAGAAGTTAAAGTTGTTCTTTCTGACATGCTAGCAGGGTTAGCTATGTTAATAGATGTTAGCCGCCCTCCCGCTTTCATAAATGCAGTGTCTCTAGCAGTGTCTACAACAATTAAATCGCCATTATAAGTAGTAGATAGGCTGCTCGTTATAGACATACTTGCAGGGTTGCTATAATCAACAGCATTGAAGTAGTTGGGGGTCTGACCAGAAACATAAACAGTTTCTGTAGTGGGGTCTGCTGCAACACCTCTTGTAAAATCAAATTTGTCGCTGTCTATAATTGAGTCTGTAATGCTGATATTTGATATGTCGCTAAAATCCACACAGGTTAGTTCGTCCGCGAGTGCATTGCTGTAAAACGCCAAGTCTCTTGTAGAGTCTACGGAACTTGCATAGGCAACATTCAAGCTGGTACTAGCAACATTATCCTCAATTGACATATCATCTACATCAGCAACATTTACAGCCGTTCCATCACTAGCTCCCATCAACACGCCTTTAGTAAACTGGCCTGTAGTTAATGACGATGCTTTACTGAATAATAACTTTTTAGCTACGCTACTCATTATGCCATTGCCTGTCCAGCCGTGAAGCCATAGTAGGTTGTACCGCCATCAATGGTATAGAACACAAAAACATCTACACCGCCACTTGTTGCTGTAAGCGTAGGGGCTGTTCCTCCTGCCCAGTCAACACTAGCAGGCCATGTAATTGTACGGGCTGTAGAGTCCTGAATAACTTTAAGGGTAAAAGCTGTAGCATTTCCTGTAGTTGCTGGGTTGCTGAAGGTGTAAGTTGTAGCACCTGTCAGGGTGTGCGTGAAGTTAGTAGCAGTTGCTAGGTCAATAGTAGTGGATGTGCCTGTGAGCGTTACAGCGTCTTCTGTAATGCCTGCCTTAAACTCAACAACACCATCGGCTGTGATGCGCATACGCTCTTCAATTGCAGTATTGTTATAAGCTGACCCTGATTTTGTATTGAATGTAATAACACCACGCCAATCGTATGAAGAAGCCGCTTGCATACCAATACTGGCTACATAATCTGCTGTTTGTCCACTATCATCACGCATAAAGTAAAAAGGAGTTTCTTGCGATATAGTGCTACTTTTAACTGAAATATTGCCTTCTTGTATTTCTAACTTTTCACTAGGCGAGCTAGTTCCAATACCCACGCGATTGTTTGTTGAGTCAACTGCTAGGGTAGTTGTGTCAACAGTTAGGCCAGCAAAGGCAGGGCTGTCAGTAGTGGCTACGCCTTGGTTAAGAGCTTTAACAGACGCAATAGCTGTTAGTTCGCTGTCCATCAAAGCACCAGCGGCTGTGACGTTAGCTGTGTCTGTAACGTCTGCACTTGCTTCAATACCGTCTAGCTTAGTACCATCAACTGATACGTCCCGGCCATCAACAGTAGAACTTGTAGCCATGACAATGTTATCGCCACTAGATACAGATAGGTCTGTGCCGCCTGTAGTGTTACCAATAGCTAAAGTTTGAGCCAGTGTTTCATTGCCACCAGAACCAGCTACCCAACCAGTATTGCCTGAGCCGGATTCTTTTACATATAAAGAAGTATCTGCACCACCATCAGTTCTCATGTACAACGAGCCGACAGCTGCTGACAGTGTGCCTTCAGGAGCCCCACTTCCTGAGTTAATTGTGGACGCTGTATTGTTTACTTTTAGCGCGTTTCTTACTATCGTCTCGCCATCTATTACTCTAAGCTCTTCATCACCTTGCACAATAATAGAAAAAGCCGCACCAACACCACCTATTTTAACAGGCGTAAACCCTAAGTTATCTTTAAATTCAACAAAAGAACCTGATGCTACTTGAGTGCTTGTGTTTTCAATTTGAAAAATAGCACCTGCTGTTGTGTCATTAAGACTACTGTACTTTAAAATACCTGAGCCTGAGTCTTTAAATACAGTATCGCTTCCGTTATGGAATATTTCAAAATCAGAAGAAGTGCCAAACAAAGCTTTAACATTATCATTGAAGATAACATTGCCAGTAAAGGTAGTCCCAGATGCTGTAACGTAAGACGAAAGATCAGGCGGGGTGTAAGTGAACACACCGTTAGTGTTATTGTAAACTAGGTTAGCTGTGCCAGCAGATGCAACTGTAGCAGAAAGATCAGTTAAGGATATTCCTCCACCACCGCCAGACTGTGCAACCCAAGAGAATGACCCATCGCCATCAGACGCTAATACCTGACCAGACGTTCCGTCACCTGATACATTAAGCTGTGTCGCGCCAATGCCATTATCGGTTACATTAAGAGTTGCAGAGCCGCTAGTAGCACCACCTGACAGGGCGGTCCCAGCTACAACCGCAGTGATGTCGCCTGTGTTTGTTGTATAGCCTGAGTCATTAGTCCACTGGGATATGTTTCCTGATTTATTGGTCAGGGTCTGTGCGCCAGTTAGAGTTGCAACAGTAGAGTCTATGTTCAGTGTGGCAGATCCGCTGGTAGCGCCACCTGATAGACCTGTACCTGCAACTACAGAAGTAATATCACCAGCGTTAGTAGTGTACCCAGAATCATTAGTCCACTGAGATATGTTGCCAGACTTGTTAGTGAATGTCGTAACGCTACTAGGAGTAACAAGAATATTAGGGTCAACATAATCAACTACATTTACATCACCAGTAATATTGTCAAACCTCAGAACCTTGCCTTGCCTAGCCGATATGCTAGGAATAACCATCGCCCCAGATGAAAGAACATCTGCCTCTGGTGCTGTGATGGCCCTAGATAGAGAGGTTTCCTGTTGATTGGTGGCTATCCACAAACGGTCAAAGTCTCCATTAACATCTGAAGCCAGGAATGCACCGTTGTTCTGGTAGTCTGCATCCCGATCTAACTCCATATCACCAATGAGGCTCACAGTTATGCCAGCACTAATACCTGCATTAAGGGTTACATTCCCGCCTGTCGGACTGTTAACGCCAGACACCGTATAATCACTTGTAAGCGTCTTAACAACGCCACCAACGATTACCTTAATGTCAGACTCTGTTACGATCTTAAACGAATAAGCGAATACAGACTGGTTGGCTGTAGAGGTGTAGTCGTTGCGAGTTGGATTAGATGTTACTGTCATAATGACCTCTTAAAATTTTTTCAATTATACTATTTTTTGCCATTAATTGCGCTTAACCTTTTGGCGAGCTTTTCGTTTGCTTGGCGGGCTAGGCGCAACTTTGTTTTCCTTCTCAACTCAATGGATTTTGACTTTTGTTCTGGTGTCATATACATATTAGCCCTAATTTTTTTGATTGCTTTATTCTGACGCGATATACTTTTTGCTGCTCTGTTTAAAAAATAATAACTTCTAAGAAAAGTTTTGTTTTTTTCCTTGAATGCAGCTTTTTTCTTGCGATTAGTTAAATTATCAAAACCTCTCTTTGCTTGAGTAGACTCGTTAAGAGCCTCGTAAAAAGCAGACAGGCTTTCAGAAGAACCCGCATAAGGGTCAACAGTAAATGACTTATATATGCTGGAAACGTCTTCATGCTTGGGCGTTTGTGGAAGCTTATCTCCGTTAAATTTGTTCACCTCATTGATAAGAAAATCCCCAGCACCTAAAACATAGTTTGCAGAGGTCGCAAGAGATCCTTTCATCGCACTTTCTATTAACGCGGGAGAATATTCTAGCTTCTCCCCTAATAGCTTTGCAGTCTCTGAGGTGTAGTCAGTAAACCTTTGCTCCGGTGGTAAATCATCCATGAACTCTGGGTATATCCTTCTGTCCCGAAAGAAGTCATATTTAGAAAGCTGCTCAACAGCCACCTTAATCGGTGGAGGCAATACTCCTGACGCATTAGCGATAGGAGAAAAGCTTCCATACATTCCTGCAAGGACTTCCATGAACATCTCCTCGCCATCGTCATTACCACTGCCATCGCTCCAAACCATAAACCGTTCTGGCATAGATCCAAAAGCATAGCCAATACCAAACGGCTTTGGTATTCGCACCCAAGTATCATCTTTCTTAAACACCCAGAATAGATCTCTTTGCCACTGCGGAATCTCTAGGTATTCCTTTTTCTCTTCATCAGGTGCTAGGTATAAGTAATAGCCGGTTATCATAACGCTAGGAAGGGTTACTGTCCCTGCGCTCCACATCACAAAAGCTTTTGGGTTCTCTTGGAAGCGACGAATTGTTTTATCTGTACCTTGAATAGAAGCGTTAAAAAACGGAATGTATTTGTTTATTCGTTTGGCTGAGCTACCACCACGGTTAAAGTCAATACTGGCATCTCTGGAAGCCATCCCAGCATCAGCATCACTAAGCCCTTTTCTTTTTGCTGCAATAAAAGTTCCGATTCGTACAGAATGTTCTGCATACTGCCCTAATGTATCAAATGGCAACAATGGATTTTTTAAAGTCTTAACAAGCCTGCCATCTTTATCGAGCAATGTTTTTACAGCTTTAGCCGCGCCATCATTACGCATGTCCATGTAGTAGCTCATAGCTCCGCCAGAACGCATCCACTCGTCATACACCTCTGTTTTCCCTACCCTGTGCAGCAATCCCTTGACCACATCAATTGGCGTAGGTCGGCCTTCCGCCAGAACTAAAGAGCCGAGTGTATCTCTAATAAAGTTTCGAGCAATAAAGTCAGGCACTATAGTTGCGCCTCTCCTTAGTACGCGAGCAGGAGCCTGCAACAGCCAAGTTACACCCGTAATAATCTCAGGCTGGAAAGTCTCCATAGATTTCGTAATAAACGGATCTACTTTGTACATCCTGCGTTTACCATTAACCATTACATCGAATACATTTCTTGGCCTAGCTTTTCTGGGATCATCTTTCCATCTTTGTATGTATTCAGGCATTGTGCTTTCCAAAGATACAAGCTCAGTCATTATGTTGTTTTGAGCGGCAACATCTGCAATCCTAAATGTGTTTCTAAAAATAGACTCTATAGGATCAACTATTTCTTTATCAGAACCTTTAATTTTTTTAATTACTGAAGCCGCTCTACCTTCAAACTTAACTTTTTGTCCAGCATCCTCACCAAGATTTGAGTCAAGCACTCTCTTCATTGGAATGTAATTAGGGTTTAGTTTCTTTATGTCTAAATATGCTTCATTAGACAATGAGCCAGAGGATACCAGAAGCCTAAGCATTCTATCTTGGAACCCGTATATTTCTTCAGCAGTCGTCTCGAAAACCTCAAATTCATTGCCATATTTTATATTGAGTTCAATTAACGTGTTTACAGCATCTCGTGCCTGGTCTTCAGATATCTCTACATCTTCTCTGCCAGCCAAGTCTTCAGTTACTCGTCTAGCAATTAAATAATCTTTTAGGTCTTTTTCTCTTTGTTTCGAGTTAGATTCTGACTCAATAATCTGACCGTCAAAATCATCTAATATACTTTTTAACCCGCGACCCGTAAGTACAGTTTTTCCTTTACGGTTAATAATAAATGTGTTTTTTGTTAAAGCTTGAATAGCGTGACCAGTTACGCCTGAATATAAGCGAACAAACCTATTTAAAAGATTTTCCTGCCCTCTTTTTGCCGCCTCCTTGCCAACATCAACCAAAGCCCCCAAGTCATCTACCCACTCATAGTAGTGGGGACTAAAGATGCTTTCTGATTCAGATACAGTTTGCTCAATTAGTGATTGATCTTCAGCAAGCAAAGGGGTTTCTACTGCTGTTTCTTCTACTGTTGTTTCTTCTACTGCTGTTTCTTCAAGCGGTGTGTATCGAGTAGGAACAATAATCTTTATGTCTTCAAGGTCGATAAGCGCGTCATCTGTTTTATTGTCAGACTCAATAGCAGCCTTAGTATCAAGCTCCACTTCTTCCTGTATTTGCTGCTCTTCTGGCGTTAAATCAACTTCCCCGTCATACGGCTTGTCTGCCTCAAGTAAAGCTTTGTCTATTAATTCTATCTGCTGAGAGTCAGAAACCAGCTGATCATCGTTAAACTGCTCACCCATAACTTCAGCAATAGACTCTTGAGAAACCAAATCTTGAAAATCAAAAACCGTTACAAGATCAGGCTCTACAACTACATCACTGCTAGTGTCGAGAGTTAACTCTTTGTCAACAATGGCATCAACCTCAGACGATGACAGAGCCTCTACAGCATCCATAGCTTCCATAGGAGGCATGCCGCGCTCTATGAGTATATTTACAGCAACACTAGAGCCAGCCTTAGCACTGCCTACTGTAGCAATCAACCCAGCTTCAAGGAGCAACTGCTCAGCATCTGGTGTTATCCCCTGCAAAACATCGTCCATCGTATAACCTTCAGTTAATACAAGGTCTACTGTTTCTCTTAAAATGTCAGCAACTCTTTCCTCACCAAGCTCTAACAGCATTCCATTCCATCCAGCTTTGGTAAACATTTCGTTTATGGATGCGTTTGGCTTTGCCTTTTGGTAAGCTTTAAATAACCCAGTTTTTAACTTTGTTGGCAATTTATTGGCGGCTATCATTGAGGACTTTTTCAAAGCCGACGTAACTTTTATTCCAGGCTTTGTTTTTAATAACTTAGTAGCCCCTATTCCTGATAACTCAGCGGCAACTTCAGCACTAACATAACCAAATGCTTTTAATGCGCTAGTTGCTGGAGCCTCTTTAGCCTCATTAATAATAACTCGACCAGTATCTGTTACTTCCCATTCACCATTAAGTCGCAAGTTACCGTAATGCTTTGCGCCTTGAGACGGCATTAATAAAGCAGATTGCGCTGCAACTCTAGCGGTTGCCCCAGCCACGGCTCTTTTCTTAGAAACTTCCACAGCGCCTTTTGTAATTGCAGTTTGCGCTGCCTTCCCGTAACCACCCGTAGCCAGAAACTCAACCATAAAGGCTGGCATTTGACCGCCATAGTAAGCAAACTTACCGCCAAAAGTCATGCCTCGAACATCCATCTCAACAACATTGTCTACGTAATCATTAAGCTTTTTAGAATCAGCGTCTGAAACTAATTCACCTTTTTTTAATTTTTCGCTAATTGACAATATCTCTAAAGCGTCATAACCCTGCACAAAACCACCGCCAGGAATAATTTCAGACCAACTTGTAAAGTCGCCAGTTTCCCCAAAACCAATGGGATTACTTAGCCATCCGTCAACTACTTCATCACCATATCTCTGCCTAGCAAAGTTTATAGTTTGCTGTTTTTCTGCCTCACGATTCTCTAGTAGCGCCAAAGCTTCGGGGCTTTCTGTTTTAGGATTAATGTTTTTATTCACGGCTTCTGCGTTCATTTCAGATACTAAGCCAGCCTGCATTCTTATTCGAGCAAGCTTTAAATTAAACTCTTCTCGCCTCTGATATATGCCGCCCTCTTCAAACTCTTTTCCTTTGGGGATGCCTGTGATGGTAGGTATGACATCAGGGGTCAGGCGGTCTTTAGCCCATGCGTTTATATTAGGAAATTGCCCTTTGCCTACCTGAGAAAATGCTTCGTAATCAGCACGAGTAAGATTTTCCATAGTATTGAGCTGATCAAGATAATCAGACTCAACTTGAGAAAGTTCTTTTGTAACTTGTTCTTGATCCATTACTCATGCCTTATCATTGCGTGTTTAGAAATAATGCTGTTGCTCTTTTCTGTTCTTCCAAGTACTCGTTTCGGACTTCATTGGAAACTTTTATTGCCAGTTGTTGTTTGATATCGTTAATCTCTGTATCATTTTTTCCGTCTAAGTTATCGTTTATCAAAGACTGCAACCTTGTGTTATTATTAGCCTCTGACATTAAACGCTGCATTGCAGTGCCAATATATATTTTAGGTATACCTGAGTTTTGAAATTCATTATAATTCGCTTGAAAGGCTTCAGCCTCTCTTGTTGCTTCCGCGACGTTTTTGCTAGTAGTTGATCTTATGGAGTTTAAAAGGGCATTGCCAGAACTAAACTTGTACTTTCCATCTGCAACATCTACTGCAATAAATCTTTTCAGATCTTCAATGCCTTGCGTAAACTCAGATGCCGTTATTTCGCTATTATTATAATCAAAAAGTAACCCATACATCTGAGAATACCTATCATTCAAATCTTCTCTATTGTCTAATACATTAATTTTGCTTTCTGCTGTCATCATTGAAACCAGAAGCCTAGCATCAGTATCACTAATTTGTCTGTTAGCTGCTTGAGATTTAATTGTAAGCATCCTCTCATCTACTGGAACTTTTGTATCTTGAGCAATTAACAAAGCAGCATCATAGTTTTCAGCCTGACGTATTTGATTTTCAAAGTCTTGCCTTCTTTCCTGATCAAGTTGCACCTGCTTATATTCGTTAACATTGGCTTTAAGCGTTGCAATAATGTTTTTCTTTTTATCCTGTGTAATAGAGATTTTCTTTGTATTATCACTTGGATCAACAATTACAATGTCTCTATCTTTCGAAATATCTTTAATGCTTTGTTCAGCTAATGCAACTCTTTGTTGGGGCGACAATGGATTGCCATCTTGATCAGTTAAGCTTTGATTATTAAGTAGATCGTCCATAGCACCAATAGCATTATTTTCAGCAATTGCGTCTACTACCTTTGCCATATTGTTTGCATACTGGGCAGGGGTTATACCTTTGCTCTCTAATAAATCCTGATAATTTCGTGCAAGGTTTCCAAAAAACACACTAACAGCGGCATCGTCTTGAACTAAAGCGGCAGATTCCACCTTTTTAAATAACTCATCAGATGCTAATTCCAATTTGGTTTTTGTCTGAATTTCTTGCTTAGCTAAATAAGACTTGCTAATTCTTTTGTTAGACAAGCCAATTATGTTTCTAACAAATTCTTCTTGTTGCTGTTGAACGGGTATGGGGACGGATTTAGATAAACCCTCTATAAGATTGTTAGATGCTTCAGCAAAACCTAAAGGGTCATCAGCAAACTCAATTTCAAGATCGTCTACTTGCTCTATAAATTTAGCTTCAGATTCCGCCATAAAAGAATTAATTGCAGCTTTATTGCGTGTAGCGCCTCCAAAACCAAACGTACTGCTAAGTTCTAATTCGCCAGTCTCCGCTGCTTTAACACCTGCAATAGCACCCTCTTCTACAGCCTGCTCTTCGCGGATGCGTTTAGCCTGGGACAAAGCTAATCCACCCACATCCTCGGCAATGCCAGCTAACTGCTTAAACTTGTTAGCTTGAGACATATCTACCGGAGCTGGAGTAAACCTGCCATAAAATCCAATACGTTCGCGTTTAGCCATTATTACAATTCCTTATTGCGTGTCTATCTTATATGTTCTGCCGATATCTACAGCACCGCCAAGAAGTGTTGCCGCAGCTTGTACATTACCTAGTGATGCAGCTGTATCACCTGCACGTTTAAGCTGTCTTTGGCTAAGCCTTTCACTTAAAGCAATGGTTCCCTCGCTGGCACTGATATTCTCAGCAATGGATTCTCCTAATGCTTGGGGACTGCCCTCCATAGCAATGCCTGACTGAGCCATAGCTACTAAGTTTTTAGACAAAGTTTCAGCCAGTTCCTGCTGCCTCTGCAAAGCGTTCGCTTCCGCTGCAAGCTTTTCTTGCTTGGCTCTTTCCTTTAACGCTATCTCCTCAGCCTTGCCTGCTGCTCTTTGTGCTGATGCGCTTCCAACAACGGAAACAGCTGATATAACAGCGGCTGTAAGTGCAAATGTCATCTATATATCCTCTGGCTCTAATAAAAGCCTTTCTATTTCATCTAAGTCGGTCAGGGTCGTGGGGTGAAACGACATAATCACACAATCTGTTTCAGCATATATCACACGCTTTGTTCCAGGCAACGTCTCTCCCATATACGGAGCAGAAACTTCTTCATTGCCTGACGTTGTTGCTATTCTGCATTTGCCGCGCACTACCGTAAAAAAATGCGTTGTCTTATGTGTTGCACCTACTAGGCATACCCCAGCAGGAATAAACAGCTCTCTGGCATACATTCCGTCAGTAAAGTGGTGGCGGGTTTCCAGCTCAGCCTGCTTTACGTTAAGCATCATGCTCTGCAATTTTTTAATATCACTTAACTGCGCGACTTCATTCACGACGACTCTACCTCATACTCAATGGCTTGAAGGTGGAATGGAGCAGGATTTGGAGATGTAATTTCAGGCTGCACATCAATACCCCAACCCTTGCCACCATGATTATCTTCAATAATACCAGTTTGCTTAGGGAATGGGTTGTTTAAAGGGCTGTTAGACGCATCACCGAACGATCTAACGGGCACTGTGTTTCCATCAATAGTAACACCAGAACTTTCGTAAACGCGCAGATTCATGCGTACAATGCGTTTATCGCGCATCACGTTAACACCTGATCCTGCATTAGTAGCAATTGGCATTCCTTTAACTGTAGGTACAAAGTTTAACCCGACCTCTAACTCATTGTAATCAGCTTCATCAGCCGTAATGCTAATCAATCCACTCGATACTGTTTTAGTGCCGAGGTATGTTCCATCTCCAACCAGAGACACCTCTTTGCCTTCAAGGTGATCTAAGCCTGATAAAAAGCCAGCAGAAGGGTTTACGTAAAGTACAGCCGAGTCAGTAAGCCTATCAAAGTCCCACTCCTCGATAGCAGTTACATATCCTGCTAATGCTCTTTGCGTCACAAAGTATATTTTGTTGCCGACTACTGATGCGCTAATAATCTTATCTAAAGATTCATCTGGGCGCTTATGAGTCCACTTAGTGTAGCCGTTAATATTTTGCGACCTAAGAGTGTTTAATATTGCTGCGCTGCCATCTTTATTAATAATAACAACATAGTTGGCATCCAAATCTGATGTTCCAGGCAATACAGCAAGATCAACAGGATCATCAAGCAGGTGCGAGGACATAACGGAAATATCATTTGACTGAAATGCGTCTTCATTAAAGTTATATAAATACTGTCGTAAGGTCTTGCCGTTCTCGTCAATAAATAAACTAGCGCCATCGAGAGATTTAACCTCAATGTAAGACGACCCATGCTGTGACTGAGACTGTATACTAATATCTACAGGTGTTGATCCTGTAACTGAGAACTCTCCACCAGCGCAGAAAAGTTGCAATCCTCGTTGCGGCATTACATCAATGATCTCAGTAAACTCTCTTGCAGACAGGGTGACAAATATAGCTTCGTCTGCCGCTGCGTCTTCAATGAAGTAATCAAAGAAGTTGCCGATTCTGGAAGCAAACAAAGACTGCGGTTTGTCCCTAGTCCCGCCAAGCCATAAACGACCCTCAAAGAAAGCGCCTAGTCTCGGATAGCCACGATTAACCGATGTTGTAACACCATCAATAATATTGTCATGGACACCCCACACAGGCTCTGTACGCTTTCTTCCTGACGTTACTTTAGTGCATATAATCGAGTGATTCGCTGCTTCATCTGAAGTTTGAAATGCAGTGAACTGGAGGTAGTCATTTGCAGACTCACCATCCATTGTAATTTGCCATGTATCTGGCGCAGAGGCGATTACCTCTATACCAGTATCTCCAAACTTAGGCATGCTTTGCAATGCTTCCTGTATATTAAAGGCAGTAGTAAGCGCGGCATCTGTCCCACTTGATCCTGCGGCATAAGTAATGTTTCTACTTAAAACTCCTTCAACATCAATTTGGAACTGCATTCCTACAGCGTGGCCAGCAAAGGTAATGGTTTGCACAGCAGCGACAGGTGTTGGGCTACTGGTGTCATTAAAATCATACTCTGGGATATTCGCATAAGGCACGTTTGACACGTTCCATTCCCCATCTTGCTTAAAGATACGAATAGATGGATGTTCCTCATGGAACAATATGATTACGCCTTCAGTGTTAGCGTCTCTAACGTCTGGTATTTGTTGGTTAGTGTATGGGATTCTAATATCTGCATCATGCGAAAGCTGCCCACCGCTTGCGCTGTAAATTCTCAAGTTTCCATCTGTCATTACAAGAAGATACTTTTCTGTTCTTGATACAGACAGATCAAAGGTTTTAGTGTTGTTGTACTGGCTTGGAGCGTAAGTAGTAAACAAATTAAACTGAGCAATTCTAAGTTTAGCTGCTCCGAGATCAGTGCTGCCAACTCTAGCTAGTCGATAGTATTGATAGTTTACATCCACACCAAATCGGTATGTGCGCGGAGTAGTATCGACCAAAGGAATGCTATCAATAGTAGTCCAAGTAGCGTCATCATTTGACCCCTGAACTTTAAACTGTGTAGAGGAAGATCCAGACCCACCAGCAAACAGGCTAATGTTCACCACATCAATAAACTTAACAGCCAAGCCAGTTTGATCACCAGCATACTTAGCAACAACATAGGGGTTTGTTGTCCCTATTGCCGTATCGCCTTCAGTAGTTACTTCGTCATTGGTTGTTGGGCCGTAGTTCAGTATCGAAGCAGATATGCCAGACGCAGTCGTAATGGTTAGGTTAGAACCAGAGGTGCTTCTAAAGTTTAAAGATGCTTCTGCTGTAGCTTGATACCTTGTTCCAGGTCTACGCTTAACTCCACCCTGAGGGACAATAACTACATTCTCGGCAGTTTCTAAGCCAAAGTAATACTGCTCAAGGTCAGTGCGACCTTTAAGGAAAGGGGATAGCTCACCAGATGTAAAATTGGATTGTAAGTATCTGCTCTTAGCCATTTATACGCTCATATCTAAAATTGCAGATTTAAAACCTTACGTCTATAAATGGCCTGTCTGCAATAGGGGTTATAGGGTGTTGCTGTGCATCAGCGTAACGCGCCATCCTTGACTGAATAACGTATTCATTTGCCATTTCTTGTTTAGAAGAACTGCTGTCTCTAATAGGTATGGCAAAGTCTTTAGCTAATGCGTACTCAATCATCTTAGAAAAATACGGTGGCCAATTACTTTCATCTGTGTCGGCAATATAATCACAATAAAGCGTGTCACTGTAGTTACAATATACCTGCCCGTTCAAAACATTGTATGGAATACTGGGGTTCAACTTAATTAAAACCATCATGTCAGAAGGCAATTGGTACTTTGAAGAATACTCAGTTCCTACAGGGCCAGTGTACCACTTGCTTAGCTGTGCTTTTTGACGAGCAAATCCCCATCGGTACTTTGATAGTTCATTTTGCACAATGTTGTCGTACAGGTTATTAGCAACAACTTTTGGGCGTTCGTTACCCACCAAGTCATTAACAGGCAAGTCACCTATCAAAATAAGCGCGTTATTAATTAGTTGAATCTTGCTAGTCATAGAATACCTTTATAAAAAAAGGGGGGCGAACCCCCCTTCTAAACTTACTAATTAAGCAGTTTTGTCGTACTGGACTTTAACCAGACCACCTTCGTCGCGAACAACAGAGCCAGCTTTCAGCATGCCGTTACACAACCAAGAAGTCTTCTGAGCAACCCAGTCGATGCTGGTCTTCATGTCGATACCAACTGCAAGACCTACAGCGGGCTTCTGGAAGAACCAAGAATCAACGATGTTAGCAGCTTCTTCAAGACCGCCTTCAGCGCGAGTTTCAATAACGATAAACTTGAAACCAGCCAGAGTGTCGATCTCACCACTTACCAGAGCTTTAATAGCCTGATAGTCAGCAGAAGTTGCTTTCTCGTCAGCCAACAGACCGCCAAGACCTTGCGCTTCAATAGCAGCAAACAACTCAGTGTTAGGAACACCCTGATCACGGAGTGCAACCTGGGCATCAATAACTTTAGCCATAGTCAGGTTAGCGCCACCAGCAGCAATAGTAGAAGCTGTAGGAGTAGAAGCGTCCATTGCGTCAATAACGAGCTGATCGCAACGACGACCCAAAGCACCAGCGATGGTGTGAGCCAGTTCCTGCTTCTCGTCAAAGTTTACTTCTTGAGCATCAAAGATGTCAGTGTACTCAGGAGCATTCCAGTTAGCCAAAGTGGCAGTTTTGAAAGCGTGAGTTACACCCATTGGCGTTACGTCTACTGAACTAGCTTTTTGATTAGCAAGACCTTTGCCCATCAAACGGAACTTGTAAGTATCACCAACTACGTTGTTACGGAGGGTTACTGCATTTTTTAACAGGCCAGCGTTTGCATAAGCATGCTTGACCATACTGTCAAACTCTGTGACAGCTACTGCGGATAGATTAGTACTCATAGTATTTTCCTCGAAAAAGAGTAATCTTAATAAAATATTTTCAAGGTCTTAGCTGAGTACCCAGTAAATTGGTCAGCATTCAACCTAAATTTACTGGGCCTTAAAAGAAAGGGTGTCCAGTGCATTGATTATACACCTTTCACCCTATTGACATCAACCAACAGTACGGCTATATGGCTTGTCTCCACCAAACTCTCGCATCATATTCTGAATTTTGAGTTCGTGATCTCGACTTACACTTCTCAACATATTGCCATTATCGTCTTTTCTAAACATCTCAGTTTCGATATCTGCCCATGTCATTCCTGTAGGACTTTCTCCACCATCAATAGGAAGTTTCTTGGGTGCAGTAGCGCCAACAAGCATCTCAATCAGTTCAACACTGTCAGCAGTAGTTACAAGATCACGCGCCTTCTCATAAGTTTCTGCGTCTAGGTTATTTTTCATAAACCCTTCAACAGATTTAATTCGCTGCTGAGCATTGTCGCCTAGTCGTGACAACTCTTGCTCCTGCGTGACGGTAGCTACCGATTGCTCTTGAGCAACCAGCAAATCCCATGCCCGACCAAATGCGTCTTGAGACATATTCGTGTCTTGGGCAAAAGCAGTTAACTCTTCAAGAAGCGCATCACCCGACTCAACACCTTCTGGAGCAGTGTATCCATCTTTCGGTGCGCCTTTAAAACCACCAAACTTCTTTTCTAACTCAGTATATGCTTTAGCCTGGTCTGCTACGGACTTATATTTTGATCCGTTGTACCACTCTGGCGCCTCACCTGTACCTTTAATTCCCTCGGAAAGAAAGTACTCACCTTCCGAAAGAGTAGGGGATGACTCATCTAGCAGGGTATCGCTTGTTTGCTCTTCAACTGCGGCCTGTTCTTCACTCATATTTATCTCCAACGTAAATCAAACACTTGATTGTCCTTTGCAGGAACTTGGTAGTGCAAATTTATATCAACAATATCTTTTTGTCCATTGATATGTGCAATATCATTAACGCTTAGCCAGTCAGCATGGCGTTCCTTTTGGTAACACCTAAACGCTTTTAGCTTATTCACATACTCGAACTTGGTAATCTTGTGCTTCTTGGCTATTTTTTCTAGCCATTCCATGTCAAACCCTAGTGTAACGATCTCATCTTTATGCTCATCAGCAATCATCACTTCTAATTTTGGGGCTGGCACTGGCTTTTTAGCGGGAGCCTTAGCCCGCTTTTTAGGTTTAGTAGTCATACTATCTCCGCTTGTTGGAGTTGATTGATAAGAAACTTAACGACCCCCGCCTCACCATTATGATATGCGGCTTCATAGTCTATATTAGATGATGAAAAAGAAGTGTTGTTATCGTAGATAAAACGCTTAGATAGGTCAGCCAAGACTCGCGTACCATCTTCTGATGTTAAACACCGATGGTACGCTTTAGCCAGTTCTGATATTTGTTGGCGTTTCTTGTTGTTTTGCTTAGTTGCGGCCTCAGGGTCAACTGAAGCCTTATCTATTTCTGTCCAACTCATTGCTGTATGGGCGGTTTAGCCTGTACGTCCATTCCGGCTTGTGCCGCCTCTGCTCCTGCACGAATAATGGTTTCTTTTTCTAGCTGATTACGTACAAGTTCAGCAGGCATACCTGTCTTCTCTGCTGCCCATGTACCAAAATCTTCTAGCTTGAAAGCCATCTTAGCCTGATCTGGCCCTGCTGTCTGCAATACAAACGACACAGCCTGTTGCACATTGAGTATGTCTTCACCATCCTGCGACTTAGCAAGAGGCGAGGTAAACTTAATAGCAACATCACGCCCACCAATCTCAATAGGCTGCAAAAGACCGCGACGAGTCAGGATATAAACAACACGCTTTAGAATTGGTATTAATACTTCAGTCTGCAAACGACCAAATGCAGAACCAATTCTCTTAGCCAGTTCCCGTGACTCGATAGCAACCTCTGTAGCACTACGCACAGCACCATTAGGGTCACGCAAGTCGTTAAACAACGCTTTCTTAATAGACATTTGTAGTTCAGATGCAACAAACTGCGATAATTGCAGACTTGCACCAGTATCTAGTCGCTGTATTGAAGGGTTAGCTGAGTTGTTAGAACCAACTGGAATAACCACGCCTGGGCTTATAGCAATATTGTAGGGGTTAGTTACGCCATCATCAGTTGCAGTGTACATACCTGCCAAATCAATAGCGGCTTTCTGTAGTGAAAACTCTTTAACTTTATTTAGAGAGCGAACATCAGGCAATGCTTGCAATGCAGGGCCACGACCTCGGATTTCGCCAGACACTTTAGAGTACCGACCAGTTACCCAGGGGCTAGATGTGCCATAGTCTTCTGTCCAGCTAATATGGTCTTCACCCTCAACCCACAAGCAGCCATAATAAGACTTAGTTTTTGGGATATATACTACGCCTTCACTAAGAGAAACATCAGCTTCAGGTGAGTTTTCGATCTTGGAGGCAATAGCACTAGATGGCTTGAAGCCTGACCACTTGCGCTTCAGGTCACGCGCTTTTACTTTAAACTTACGCCAGTGAGTTTCGATATTACCTTGCGGCCCTTCCTCAAATGCAATACCTTTTTGCGGAATTGCAGTGAAAATAATAGGCATTTCGTCGTCATCATCTTCGTCGATACGTAACGTGCCTGTACCGATAAGAAGATCAAGGGAATGCTCATAGAACTGAGTAGCAAAGTTCGACCTGTTGATGTAATCGAATACAATCTCAGCCTGTTTCTCCAGGTTATTCCTGATGGCTTCTTCGTCAACATCATAATCACCAGACTCCAGAGCGTCTAATACCCAATTAGAAGGTTGGAATGTAGCCCAGCGTGACCAAATAGGTGCGATATTTTCTTGCAACTTACTTGCGCCTTGCTGAATAGCTTCAAGGGCAGTAGAGTCAAATATGCGCTCCATCTTCTTTTGGCCTGCTTGGTTGTCGTCAAACAAGTTTCTATTAGGGAGAAAGTATTCGTATGCGTCATCTAGCTGATCATGCCAATGAACTGATCGACTAAACGCATTAGCCTCTCTGCGTTTTAAGTCCTTGAGTGAACCAACCTCTTTAGGAAGCTTCATTATTTCTCCGTTGTGTTTCCAGGTCTAGGTGTATTGACAGCTTGATTACTAATAAGGCTTCTTAGGTTTCCACCTCTGCCACTAGCGCCACCACCGTAAGAGCCTCGCCCACCAACACCAATAACGCCAGAAGCGCCACGACCAAGACGCGACATGCCTTGTGCTGTTCCTCTGGTAGCTCTAGCAACAGGCGAGCCACGCAGTGACTTACTTACACCTTTTGCCCGCGCCATTGCCTTAACTCTGCGCTCATTTTCTTCAATTTCTTCGTCAAGCAGTCTTCGTGTACGAATCTCAGCAGCCATTGCTTCGGCAGTTGGTTTAGGCGCTTTTGGGCTTCTCATTGTTCTTCCTCAAATATTTTAGGAGTTGGTATGGTGTCCAAATAAATGGTTTATTAATACCTAAAACTTGTTTGATATGACCAACGCAAGTATTAAGCATAAACAAAGGTTGAGAACACTCTTTAGGCTCCCAACTAACCATGATGTAGTTATCCTCGATTATACTCTTTTCTTTGTTTACGGTAAATAAAGCAACAGATCTCTGGACTTTTTCAAACTGGATTAAGTTTTCTCCTGATGGAACCAACAGGTAACAATGCCGTATGTCTTTTTTTAGAAACGGACTCCACCAATGCCCAGTGTCAGGCATAAAAACAATGTAAACTTTAGAACACACTAAAGTTGACTTTGGCCGTAACTGGTTTTGTGAAGTTTCCTGTAGCCCTAAGTGCGGATCTACCCTCTCCCTCACCTTGCAAGGCATACTCAAGGGCTTCAACGGGGTGTGAGTATTCGTTCTTATCTGGTTCATCCGTGTACCTTTCGCCTGTGGTCTGTACTCGTCTATAACAAAAGCCACCTTGAAGTCCTTTGCGGATCATTGTAGCTTTAGGTAAGACAGTGAATCGCGGCTTACCATCCATGCACATCTCTTTCATGGGTACTTCTAGGGCGGCTCTACGCTTTAATGGGTCATTAGTAGCTGTTGGTTGGCAGGGTATGCCAGCAGCCCGCATGATCTGGAACGGAGTCTCGGAGTTAGACTGGTTTTTGTTGTTACCTGACGGATCACCCCAGCCCTTAAACTCGTGATTTGGATAGTTCTCTTCGATATACCGCTTCAAGGTTGGAGCAAAGTCCACAGCGCCAGAGTCAGTCAGTACCATCTCGTCAAAACATATCCATCTGCCGATAGCTGTTCTCTGTAAGAACGCGCAAGCAGGGGTTCGCCCAAAGTCAAAGCCGAGAACAATAGGAAAGTCGATAGATGGTTTAAAGTCTAGGTGCTGGCAGTGTACCGAATCAGTATACATTGGGTGGACAGGCTTACCGTTAGACACAAATCCATACTCATTCGCTAGGTTAACCTTAATCCAGTCGTTAGTCTTACCGTTCAAGCCTCGCTTGTAATACTGGTCAGGCAAGTTAACAAGGTTCTCAGCATTATCATTAATCTTCCACTCTTCCCCATCCTTGAATACGCCACCTGGCTGTCTAAAAAATGACCAATCTTCAGGACGTTCTATCTCAGCAAGCTTAAAATACCAGTGGTCTTCATCAGGGGCGTTAGAGTCACCAATCATTCCGTGGTGTGTAGGGCGGCATCCTTCTTTGGGAGAGGGGTAACGGCCATGACGCAGGTCAAGCATGTCCAATACAGCCTTAGAATGCTCTTTAGTCTCGTTTAACCACACCCAAGTAGTCTGTATACCACGCGCTTTCTTAACGTGTTCAGGGCGGTCAAAGGCAATAAACACGACATCACACTCCACTCGTGTGCCATCGTCTAAATTAAACCTTAAAAAATGTGTAGGGGGTTCCTTATTGCCTTGCTTGAAGTCACCTAAGTCCCCATGTATCTCCAGCCAGTCCTTAATTGTGGTAGAGAACAGTTCGGAATAGGTATTACGAGCAGCAATCACACGAGATAGTCGGACACCATAGTTCTTATGCTCAGGGTCAGACACAGGCTCCTGCTCACACATTAGGTCAAACAGTTTAAGGATACATTGAACTGTCTTACCTGAACCTAGTGGCCCCATGATGAAGGAGTTTCTAGCCCTACAGTCTGCAAAATCCTGTAGAACTTGCCCTTGTGGACAGAGGTTGTATTCGATTTCGCTCATTTCTTAGACCAGTCTATAGCGTCATAGCCCTTCTTAAAGGCTTCTCTAGTCTCGCCTGTACTCTTTCTAGGGTGACTACCTTTACCACCACTGAACTCAGGGAAATGCCTATCCCTGGTCTTCTTATCTATCTTATCCATGTGACCCTTAGCCATATAATCTTTCTCTCAATTTTTATACCTATTGCTTAAAGTAATCCATGCTTTTGCAGCAGTCTTAGGTACGACAGCATTGCCTAAAAGTCTAATTCTGTCCACCCTGTTGGCACACCCATCAACCACTCGACCCACTCTGGGTTCAGGTGGCCAGTGCATACCGATCTGCCACCCGCCTTGTTCACTATCACAGTTGTCAGTGATTCCTGCGTTCCCTTCTTGGTTGGGTCGCTCCGATCCTGATATCCCAGTCTCGCTTCGTGAGCAGATGGTGTTGGCCAGGTTGGCCATGATGTAGACTCTTTTTCTCTGGTGTGGTGCGCCAACTTCACGCGCTGAGAATATTCCCCACGTTGATCGATAACCATCTTCTTCCAAATCGCTAATGACTTCTCTGAGTCCAAGCGAGATGTGTCCTTCGACGTTTTCAAAGAAGCATCGAACAGGTCTAATTGATTCAATGTGTCGCCTGATATGCGGCCACAAGTGCCTGAGGTCATCGGTTCCTTTGCGCCTTCCTGCTGCTGAGAAAGGTTGGCAGGGATAACCGCCAGTGATGATGTCAACGCGGTCTCGAAACAAGTGCGCTGGGAAGGTTTTAATATCCGTGTATATAGGTGCGGGAGGTAAGAGTCCTCTTTCCATCTTGTTAACCAAGTTCGCAACGGCGAAGGCTTCGATCTCCACATAAGCGATGACTCGATGTTCAAACCCGGCAAGGTCAAGTCCTCTTTCGATTCCACCATATCCCGCACAAAATGCGATGACAGTTGGTAATTCTTTGGCAGTACCCACATTTTATCCCCTATGGCTCTGCAAGTTTTTTCTTACCAACTCCCGCAGACACACTCATTCTCTAAACAAACACACTCACCAACCATTCGATCATTCACAATGTCCATTACCTCGTGCATAGCATAATGATCCTTATCTATTAAAGCATCTGCAAAGGCGGCAATCAATTCATAATCCGCATCAGATATAGCCTCATCCGTATCCAACTTAATCATAGCCATCTCCTAGCCAGTCTCTCATAATAATATGTTTGCAAAGGTCAATGTAAAACACTGCTTTTTCGTCGATTAGAGTGCTTTTATATAGTACCTCACCTTCCACTACCTCTATAACTATTAAATCGTTCTCAGAGCCTTCTGGTGGCTCTACGGGGTCTTCTATGTCAGGGCGAATCTTGGTTACCTTCATATAGCCTCAATTTTTTTTTGCGGGGGACATATATATAGTAGAAACCGTCGGCTTCGGGAGGGGGGGTACTGTATATTCGTACAGTGTTTGCAACTATTAATTGGCACTGTCTGTGTCATTAGATTGAGAGCCATCAAATCGCTTGCGCTGCACCGATACAGTAAGACCGCCATCTGTTGTCAGCTCTGTGGCTTTCAGTGTGGGTTGGATATACTTTGCCACACGGTCAAAGGATTCCACTGCGGCTTTATAGTCTGCGAGGTCACCAGTGCTTTCTGCTATGTCCTTAATCTTAAGGCTAGCCTCTATGGCCTCGATTACTGGATTAAACTCATCCCCGTATTTCTCGTTGATGCGATCAGCTAATAGTCTTTTTAATGGTTTGTTACCCATGCCTGGTGGTCGTCCTACTTTAGCCATGATTTAAATTCTCCAAGTGATTGTTTTTACTGTTGATTAAATAATGATCAAGTTGATCAAAAATTAACCAGATTATAACATTAAAGGTTTGTTCCCTCCTATATAGATTAGAGACACTCAAAAAAAGATTGTTATTATTCATTGACACTTGCAAATAGACTATGGTTATAATACACCTACATTCAAAAAACAAAGGTTATTAAACAGATGAACAAATCAAATCAAATTTTAAGCACCCTGACCGCCTCCGAGATAGCTGAAGTTAAGTACAGTCTGGAATGCTTTGACTCTTGTATCGTTACTCGCAACAGAAACACTGGCAAGATTATCGCTACCAATGCGATAGTTCTGCACAACGGCCAGTATGACGAATATCTTGGTGAGGTTTTGGCAGATGAGGTTTTTACTTCAGAGGAAAGAATCTTAAACTATGTAAAAAACTTCCGCGATTACCCTTGGCCACAATACAAGGGCGCTAAAGACTGGAAGAAGTTAGACAGCGACTGGACTGAGGTTTCTTTGAACGCTGAAGGCAACTTAATTTTTGCATAAGGTCATCCGCCCCCTACGGGGGGCAATCAATAAAGGGGAAAGGCAATGTATAAAGATATAGCAGAAAGAAACGCAAGGGCGGCGCAATACTTAGCAGAGAAACGATACGAGAGAGAGCAGGACAGAGACTTATTTCTGCTGGGCATTTGTGTCTTATTCGTTGCACTCATGCCGCTTATTGTTGGTTATCTTGGTTAATAGTTTATAGTATTAATCACACACACAAAAAACGAGGTTACACCATGAGAATTGAGCAATTAGTATTTAGCATGATCACTGAAAATACGGGCACGCACTTCCTAGACAGTGGCGGCGGTGGTGGTCGAGCATGGCAACGCAATCAAGGGCTGACAATTGAGCATTTTAAGAATGCACCAGCGGCTACGCTGAAGGTCTGCGCCTCAGACGATGAATGGCCGGAGGTAGATGTCTCAGTATTCCACAAACTCACCGACGGATCGTTATATCTCGACGATCTATGCAATGAGTTTAACGCAATAGAGTGCGGCCAGTGGAATGGCGAATATTACGGCACTGACTCAGAGATGACCGAGTGGTTAGACAATAATGGCTTCGAGGCTGAGGGCGATGCCTGGAACAGCTACAACTGGGGGTCTAATTTATCCCAGACCCTGCAAGGTCAGGATTTAAAGCGCGATGATGAGGACTATATATTGTTGCAAGTCCACGGCGGCGCTGATGTTCGAGGCGGCTACACTGATGCCAAGCTATTTAAAGTAAACGAGCATTGCATGCCAGTTGAGGCTATTCTGGATAATTGCATGTTTAGCGTCGAAGATGGTGATGGCGGCCACGTGTCGATTGATTGGTCGGGTGAATGGATCAACGGGGAAGGCGGCTGTGCCACTGTTGAAGATTTCGCGGCATTCTTTAAACATTCCGGCGGTAAGTTAATCGCTGGCGATATTAACCAACACTAGCAAGGGGGAACATAGTGCAAGCATTTTACCAGAAACAAGATTAATCCCCCGTGCAATCCTTTGGCCCCTTTTTAGGGGCTTTTTTTTGGCTTTTAAATGTACCCTATGGGGTAGCATAGGGTAGGAGCCTAAAACGCGGGAGAATGGACTACAGTGCGTCTTTTTCGGTGTCTATGAGCCGCTGCAGGTACCACTGGCACTTCTCCAGAGATTGCACCCCACCCTTGTCCAGATACCGCCAGAGATATTTCTGGCAGTTGCCCTTACAGTAACCAGCGAAAGCCTCGCGGGTCATGCTGGCCTGTATCGCATCAATGCATTCAACCGAGCCGGAAGCGTAGTGATCTGGATGGTTTACGTCGTCGGGTGCAGTAGGTCGCAAACGGTCGCGCCACTCTAGGTCAATTTGCGGGGTAAAGCTATCTGGCGGGGTAGAGCAAATCGCAGGGTGCTTTTTCTGTAATTCATACCAGGTACTCATACATCACCATCATATTCTTGCCGCAGAAAATTCATGCTGACGATTGTAAGGTCGCAGCCGCCATCCTGAACTTCGTTTAATACCCATATACCACGCCATGACGAGTTAGTTTGCGGGGTAAGGTAATCTTCGTCGTTTTGGTAGAATATTCCAGAGAATAGACCGACAATGTTTGTTCCATCAGCCCTTCTACCGAATGCTATGTCTCTGTCCTGAACATGGCCCATCACGCAGGACATCATCTTTTTACTGAGCATGTTTCGGGCGCTACTCACTGGCCTACCCATGATGCCGCTGGTAAAGTAGTGAGAGTATGCAATGCCATCAACTACCGCCACCTCTAAAAAGTCATAGACCTCCCAGCCCATCTCTTCAAGCTTTAGATCTCTGTACCCGATCAGCCCGTCGAGCTTTGCGTCACCCTCGATGGCTCTCTGTATTCTTTGCTCATGGTTTCCCAATGTAAATATCATGCGAGGGTTCCACCGCTTATCTTTGTTCCTTATAAGTCTGGCTTGCTCATCGCGGATAGGCTTTAGGAATAACTCCATGCCCTTTATACCTGCCTCAATATCGTCGGTATAGCGTCTGCCTTCAAACGACTTCTTGCCGATATCCCAGCTCGACAGGCTTGGCATGTCCCAATGGTCGCCAACATGGATAATAACGTCGGGCTTTTTCTCTGCTGCATACTGGCCCGCCCATTTAAGATGATCTATAGGGTGGCCTGGCTTTACTTGGGTGTCGGGAATTACTAGATGCCTGGTCATATTTTACTCCATAAAAAAAGCGGCCCTAAAGCCGCTAGATATCTTGTTTTGCGATTGCACATAGACTGCAAACCACAAAAATAACCATGTAAATAATCACCTTCACCACCATCTTAATCAGTTGAGGCGAGATTATAGCGACTCTACGCATGGTTGCTAATGCTTTGTAACTATCCATTATATACCAATTGGTAATGGCTCGTTTCGGTCACTGGTGAGCCACGCCAGCACACAGGCGTAAGGGGGCCGCCTTGACCTAAATGATAGCAAGAAAAATAAATATCAATCCTACCATGATAACCTGGCCACGACTTAACCGTATAGCCTCGGTAGTCAGCCACTTTGTTACTCGGCTTTTTGATTTACTGATCACTGCATCAGCCTCATCATGGGCTTCTTCAATAGCTTTCTTTAAATCGCTCATATAAACCTCTTAAAAAGGAATGTCTTCAAGTTGCGGTGTAGACTGCTGCTGCTGTGGCTCGACAGAATCTTTAACCACCTCGATACCTTCACCCCAGAACGCTTTTACATTACCAACAAACGGCAACTCTTTATCTTTTCCAGCGTCTTTTTCTTCTTTGGTAGCAGAGATCTTAATGCCGCCATGCTGCCCGTAAGCGTCAGGCTCTGAGGGTTTCATAAAGCAGGTAAGGCTAACATATTTTGCGCCATTCTTGCCCTCATAGAATCGCTTCTTATCCAACTTTGTTACATCAATTGAGATATTAAATCCGATTGTACTCATTTTAAATTCCTTACTTCTGATATTATTTCGGTCACAGCCAGCAGTATCTGCTCGGCCAAGTTTGTGATGAACTCTTCGTCGCGCTCTACTCGCACTATAAAGGGTTTCATATCGGGATGGTAGGACATAAAATCCCACCATTTACGTTCAGTTATATACATGCACCCCTGAACTTGGGCGTAGTGCTTAGCAGGGCATACACCCTTGCGACTCCAAGCAATATGGTTATGCGGGGCAGGACATTTGATCTCTAAGCCGCCCTCTTCACCTATCAGGCCGTCAGGACTACAGCCAAACTCCCCAGAGTTATCCAGGATAAACCCAACTTCCTGCACCTTAACGTCGCTAATAAACTCGTAAAGCTCTCTGGCTTCAGGCTCCAAGTCGGTGCCTCTCTGCATTGCATCAGTAACATACACTGGCTCAGAGTAACCCATCAGTCTCTCAGCTATCATGGTATTAATATAGCTGTCTGCCTGAGTGCTAGGCTTTCCAGACGATGTGATTAGCTTATGGAACTGACTGGCACTAGGTCTACCTAGTCTAGCGTCTAGCCATTCCTGAGTTCCCTGCTCGGCTTCAAGAATTTTCACGTTGCGCCTTCTTGTTTAGCATAGTCAGGGCGCGGTCAAACTGTACAGCAGGCAGATCATCTACCGAGGTACACTTGAACACTTGGCAGAACTTCTGCACATCAGACCCAGTAATCTCAAGCAGTGACTTCAACTGTGCAGCCTGAGCAGAGTTTATCGGAGCATCCTTAACAGAACTGGGCAGGTCTTCACCAGCGTATAGGTAGATGCCTAATCCAAACATGGCAACACACTTCACTAGGCAACGCATACGGGCATCCGATATGTCCCTAGATGTAGGGTTCACTATAGACTTGTTTCTATTGTCCATTACTGGCAGCCACATAGTGTGGGTTATACCCTCTACAGTTACTGCAACCGACACTTCGACAGTGCCATTTTCCAGAAAGGTCGGGTCAAAGTATTCATAGGTGGCTTCAGGGTAATGCTCCATCAAGGTCTGCCATGCCCAAGCCCATGATAGGTAGGATAAGTTGCCCTTCTTTTCTACATGCTTGCTACAGTCTATTGCTGATAGCGTTTTCCATACATTGCTCATTGCTCTGTCCTCGCTGTTTGTATTTGCTCAATTGCATACTGCTTGCCATAGCCTTCATAGTAAGACTCTGACTGCCCTTCAAGTGAATCATAACCGTACAGGCAATCAAGCTCTCCACGGTCAAAATCATTTAAGTCGTTAACATTATCCATTACTGACCCCTCTCATAACCTGCAAACTCTTCAGGCTTAAGTAAATTAATCTCACAATAAACCTCCCATACCAACTCGCGCAGTTTATTTTCTAACCCCATGTAGATATCATCGCGCATATTAATGCTCAGGGTTTCTACCTTAGAATGTAGGTATAGGTGATCTAGGAACTTAGCCTGGTCGGTGCATGCTGGGGGAAGGAAATCATCTTGCCAGCTTGGCATACATTTAAGCCATGCGTGACACAGGGTATCTTTTGATTCGTCATCTAGCTCAAGAAGGTCGCCAGAAAACTTGGGGTTATCATCCTGCATTTGCGGCAGAACGTCTTTAATTGATTTGATAAAGTAATTCAGATTGTCACTCATAATACTACCCTAGTTGTGTTTGTGTGCTGACTATTTTACACATCGTTTATTTATTGTCAAACACTTGTTGCAAATTAATTTACACAAGTATATTATTCAACCTCACTTAAGGAGAATTTTATGGATGTAATCAAAGCGATGCGCTTCTTCATGCAGCAACACGGTATGAGCCAGCAAGACCTATCAAGAGAAGCCCACCTCAACCCTGCTACTATCAGTTTGATAATGACTGACAAGCGACTACCGAGCATGTCTACTCTGATTGCTATATCAGATTGCTTCGGGGTTAAGGTATCGGAATTTATAGCGGCAGGTGAGTAATGGATAAGAAGGGGTACTACGCCATTATCCCTGCTAGTGTTAGATATGATGCGCGTCTAACACCAAATGCTAAGTTGCTATACGGGGAGATAACAGCCCTGTGCAATGAGAAGGGTTATTGCTGGGCAAGCAATGCTTACTTCAGTGATCTATACGATGTGACTAAGGCAACGGTAAGCGCCTGGATAGGCAACCTTAAGGATGCTGGTTACATAACGGTAAGTATGCAATACAAGGAAGGTACTAAACATATATTGCATAGGTATATAAGAATATTTGATGAGGGTATACAAGATAATTTGAATACCCCTACAAGAAAACTTGATGACCCTATACAAGAAAACTTTAAGGATAATAATACAGTTAATAATACAACTAATATTACAGTTAATAGTATTGATCATTTTGATAGTTTCTGGAGGGCTTACCCTAAGAAAGCTGGCAAGCAGGCGGCAAGAAAAGCATGGAATAAACTCAAACCAAGCGACGAGATAGTCCAACTGATTGCAATTAACCTCAAGGCCAGGCTAGATGCTGGCGAATGGGAGGACACCCAGTTCGTACCCCATGCGTCTACCTATCTCAACGGTGCAAGATGGGAAGATGAGGTTGAAACTAAACGCACACAAAGAAAATTAAACCAAGAGTCTATCAAGTCACAGTCTATTCAGGACAAGCTGACAGATACATCTTGGGTATAAGGAGAAAACAATGGCTAGTAAATTTAAACCAACGCTTAAAGAATTTAAAGGTGATCACCCATACTTTGAAAATGGGGAGCAGTACACCTACCGTCAATTCTCGACAGGCGCGAGCAACTACAATCGAGAATATATAGAAAAGATTGCCGCTGAACTAAAGGTCAGCCCAGAGGACATCAAGCCCGATGTTATGCCTGCTACAATTAAGAATAGATTGTACGGGTGCAGCCACTGTACGCCTGAACATCTGCGTCCGGTTGGACTCATCGACCTGACTACTCTTGGTGGTAAGTATTCAAAGAAGGGATACACTAAAGAGAGGCGAGAACAGGTTCTTAACCAGCCGAGGCTTGAAGATAAACAACAGCGTCTTATGGATAAATTCTTGAGGGTGAAACTATAATGCCAGAAGGTTATACAGTTAACAGCCAGTCTACACTGGATAATTATATTAAGTTTGCTACCGACCTATTTCATGAAAAGAAGTACGTCACCTTCAACTATAAACTGGGCAAGCCTAGAACCATAAAGCAAAACGGTGCGCTCTGGGGTTTTGTTACCTCTATTGCAGATAGGTTTAACGAGTGCGGAATGGAGATGGAAGTGACCAGCCCTGCTTTAAATAAACCAATCATCGTACCCTGGACTAAGGATAGTGTGATGGATAAGATCTGGCTCCCAGTACAAGGCGCACTGTATCCAAACAAGACTCAAAGCAGCAGTGAACTCAGCACCCATGAAGTAGCGCCAGTAGCAAATGCTATAATCAATCACTTTGCAAAAAAGCAAATGCACTTTGTGTTCGCTAAAGAGGAGTTTGAGCTTGGCAATTAAGAGAGATGCGGCAGACAAATGGTTTAGTGATGTAGTCAGAAAGAAGGCTGGCTTTATTTGCGAGCATTGCAAGAAGGAAGGATCTAGGATGGAGTGCGCTCACATCTATGGTCGAGCAGCCAAGTCTGTCAGATGGTCTATGGATAATGCTATGTGCCTATGCCACTACTGCCACATGAAGTTTACTGCTAACCCATTTGAGTTCACTGCGTTCTGTGTAGCCAAGTATGGACAGGGACACATGGACTTGCTGAGAGAGAAGTGGAACGTGCTGATGCCCACGAACAAAAAGCTTAGGACAGAGATAGCCAGGCACTACCGAGAAGAATTTAAGAAGATGGATAAAGATAGAAACTATGAGCCAATCTCATACAATTAAAGGAGACTATTATGTCTACTGGATTTATAGCAGAGTTGTTTGATAAGTGTGAGCAGCACAACTTAAAAGATATAGAGTCCAAGCTGAGGAACATACTAGAGTCTGTTCTATACCACGATGCCAGACCTGACCATGCAAGGGAACAGCTCGATGATATATGGCTTGAGATTGATGCTGAGATAGAGTTGCTTTCTGTGCCGCCAGATGAAGAACAATTAAGCTTGCTTAACCCTTCGTTTGATGTAGAATAGTTAGTGAACAAAACGTATATCACTTCGGTGGTAATTTATTAATATCGTTGAGTTCTGTTTTTGCTTTTGTTTCCCCTGCGGCCCTAATTGTTCCGAGCGATTAGGGCTTTTTTTTGGTATAATCAAGCTATGAAAAAAGACAGCTTACTTAAAAGAATCGGTGTCTCTGGGTACGATAAACCTAAGAGAACTCCAGGCCACAAAACAAAGTCACACGTTGTAGTGACTAAGGTGGATGGCAAGCCAAAGACTATTAGGTTTGGGCAGCAGGGTAAGACAGGCTCCCCTGACGGGTCAAAGCGCAATGAAGCATTCAAAGCTAGACATAGAAAGAATATCGCCAAAGGAAAATCGTCTGCGGCATACTGGGCTAACAGGGTTAAATGGTAATGAAAGGTTTATACGCAAACATACATGCTAAACGCAAACGTATCGCAGCAGGTTCTGGCGAGAAGATGAGGAAGCCTGGAAGTAAGGGCGCTCCAACCAATAAGGCTTTTAAGAACTCAAAGAAAAAGAGTCTTCTAAAAGGTTATTAATAAGACCAGATAACAGGCAGCACCTAAGAAGAAGCCAGTTAAAAATAGAGTCCTAAATGAAAAACCGAGCAATTAAACACAGCGACAACTGGGAAACCCCTAGCTACATATACGACCCACTTAACGATGAATTTAACTTCAACCACGACCCCTGCCCTATTTACTATGGGGACATAACTCCTGATAAGGATGGCTTGATACAGCCGTGGGGTTCTCGGTCGTTTGTGAACCCACCGTACAGCCGAAAACTTAAAGAGGCCTTCGTAGCTAGAGGCGTAGCCCATATGGAAGAGGGCTTCTTATCTGTTTTCCTACTACCTGTAAGCACCAGTACCCAGCTATTCCATAGGGTTATACAGCCAAACGCTACTGAGATTAGGTTTATAGAGAGACGGGTGCGTTTCATAGGCCATAACGCTCTAGGACAGAAGGTCTCAGGCCAGAATGGAATGCACGACTCCATGATCGTGGTGTTCGATGGTAGGTGAGATTCCGTCTAAAACAGTAACACCCTATTGAAAGGTTATTAATAAGACCAGATAACAGGCATCGTGTCTCTGATGTCTACATGGATAAAAGTCTTAGCCACCCCTATCCCATTAAAGCCCATTGCCTGAGCATGCTTGATTATAAGGTATGCTTCGTTTCCATTATTAATCTTTATGTCTGCGGCAATACCGCGAGCATGGGTTCCAGGCTTGGATTTTCTTGCCTCAATACTGTGGCTTGGATCACGATATCCACTGGTAATAATAAAAGGGAATCCACACTCATGGCGTAAAGCGTCAAGCGCCCACAGGAATCTGTCATCCATCTCGTTGTTGCCAGTCTCTTGGCAGTTGAAGTCTTCTATCTTAAAGTATCTCATTTACGCATACCCATTAACTTGCTTGCGCCTTTGATTCCGAAGCTGGCTGATATGGCCACAAACAATAGATATTGATACCACTCTGGCAGATCATTCAGGGCCGCAAATGCTTCTTTGACTCTATCGACTACAGTCATGTCACCAACTACTATCGCATACCCAACCATAAAGATTGGCACCGCTAACACAATAGTCCAGAACTCGTCCTTCCAGCTATTAGCAGAAGCATCAGCCATCTTAGCTTCCCAGTCAGCATCATTCTGAATCACGTTCATCTTGGCTTCGTGCTTCGCTTTAGCCTGATCAGCCTTGTTCTTTAGGAACCCGCCTGCTAATTCTGCAATGGGGCCAAGTAATAGTTTGAGCATTACAGTATGCCTTTCTCAATTAAGAATAAACCGATTATCAGGGGGTACATACCCCACAGCATCATTTCGCTTTTCTTGAATCGCTGGGAGCCTTCGTCTAATCGCTTCTCAATGTTCTGGTATCTGATCGCGCATTCTTTTTCGTGCCCTTCCAAGCGAATCAGAGCTTCCTTAACCGTTGCCATTTATGGCTCCTAATATTAGTGCAAATAAAAAATAAACAGCATATCCAAGTACAGCTATTCCTGCGATCTGAATGCTATTCCAGAAGAATGCCTTGCGCTTCCTAGCCTGTAGATAAACAGTCTTCTCTCTCTGGTCTTTGATCTTGCGTCTGAGTGCCACCAGTTCTTTATAGCCGTCTGGGCCATAGGTGTACATCAGCAGTTCTCTGAGTTCTGCTTCCTGTTGCTTGATCTTTTTTTCGTGCGCGTATATCTCCATTGCTTCCTGCTCAACACTTTTAGAAGCAATAATTCGTTTGAAGAGAGGCGGGT